CCAGATGGGTAGAAGTTAGAAATTTTGATAAATTAGTTGATGCTTTGAAAAAAGTAAAATAAGTTTTATTTATATTTAGTTAAATCTAAATATAAATCATATGGAAACTCAATATTATAATCCCATGAACCCCGAACAAGACACTAAACAAAAATATCAATGGTGCATTCACAGCATTTCGCGTTCTTCTCATCACTTTAAAGCTCTTACTGATGATAAATGGAGTGTAGCAGGTTTTATCCCTACCGCAGTTGCCACTGATAATAACTTACAAACAAAATCTAACAACTTGCTCTTTTATTGGAGAAAACTCAATTCTAACTATAACGCAAGCAATCCTTTCTCTTTTAAACCTATTGTACCGACCAGTAGTCTTCCTGCCGTTGGTTTCAATTTTAATTTTTCACCCAAAAATAAAATTACTCCCAAAAGTAAATGCAGCACCCCCGCTCGTGAAGTTGAAGAAGAAGAAGGTTTATCTAGTGAAAATCAAGAAATGGCTCCCCTTGAACTTAGACCTGCTTCTCCTTTATGTAGTATACTTTCTAATTCTTATAGCGATGATGATACTGAAAACCCTTACTGGAACAATAATTACACTACGCCCACTTCTTTTTTCGATACTCAAAATAACTTTGTTTCACATGATAAAAAATGGAGATAATTTTTCTCTTTTTATATAAATGCTATCTAGTTTACAATCTATCAATCCTTTCAATATATCTTTACAAGGAAAACAACAAATGTTTAAAGAATTCTTTATAGTATTTGTTATTCTTTTCGGAATAGATTTCTTCTTTATTAAATATTTTCTTGGACCTATTTTTGCTGATAATATCAAAAATATTCAAGGTTCTCCTATGACTGTTAAATATTTACCTGCTGCTTGGGCTTGGTTAGCTACTGTTTCAACGCTTTATTATTTTATCATTTTAGACAATAAATCCCCCGCCGAAGCTGCTTTACTTGGGTTCCTTGTTTACAGCGTTTTTGATGGCACCAATGCGGCTATTATAAAAAAATACAGTTATAAAGCTTTTGCAATTGATATTCTTTGGGGAACTACCCTTTTCTTCATCACTACGCTCATATTTAATTACATTAAACCTTTTATTCAACCATAATAAATAATTATTCATATACTATATTATGAATAATTATAATCATATCAGGCAATACCATCAACATATTTTATTTTACCCTATCAAACCGTTCGTTATTTTTATTTCTAGAACCAGAAATACTATTTTAGCGGTCACTTCTTTTTTTTTATTTTTTATTTATACTTTATTCCTTTTTGCTGTTTTATCATTATATCATTGTGGTTATGCCGTTCAAGATAACTATCATCATTTTTCTTTCCGCAACAAATTTACTGATACTCATACTATATATTCTATCCCCGTTTGTGATAATGATAAGATTATTGTTGTTAATCCTGATAATTCTATTCAACTTGGACGCCCTTCTTCTTCTCACTTGAAAAAATATTACAAATAGATTTACATCTAACATGATTATCCCACGCATACCAATAACACCAATTACACGCTTCCTGACAATAGTAATTCTTTGATCTACACCATTCTTTGTCTTTATAATTTAAATAGTCACATTTTGACTCTTTTTTTAATATTTTTTTACAAGATATACATTTTTCTTTAACTGATAATTCTGGAATATCCATTATATACTTATATGATGTATTCTTTTTATGTATTTTACATTATTATTATTCTCCCCATCTACCCATTAATTGTGTCATATGTTTATTCCCTTTCATTACATACCAACTTTTCCTATTTACATCCCATCTTCCTCCTAATTTTTTTACATCCTCTTTATCTCCATATGGCACTTTTAAATATACTCTTTTCCCTTTCTCACTTTCTTCTTTCTTTTTCCAATCTACCCCTATCGCCTCATTCGCTAATCTATCCGCATTATCATTCCCTATACTATGTATATCCTGTGCTCCTGTATGTGCTCTTATATGTATAAACTCCAAGTTTTCTTTCGTATAATCTTTACAAAACATATATGCTGTTTTTACTAATTCCGCATTCGGCAATGGCGCTCTTGGTTTATTTGGATTTTTCCAACCCTTATTATAACACTTCTCTCCATATGTAGTACAACATCTTATCGCATATTTTGAATCACTATATATTTTTACATTCACTCCTTCCAATATCTCTCCTTTCAATATCGTCAACGCTCTTATTATTGCCAAAAGTTCAGCCACATTATTTGTCTGTGGACCTTTATAGCTTTCACTTACATTTCTTTTATCTCCTTCTCCAAAATATACTCCATATCCCGCCCTCGCATCTCGCTTCCCATTATTTACACAAGCTCCATCTGTATATACCACTATTTCTTCTTTTATCACTTTCCTTTTTATTTTTACTCCCGATTTCTTTTTTGTCACAAATTTATCCATTAATATTAATTATATATATTAATATTAATTCCATTTTATATAAATTCTTTTATATATTCTATTATATCTTCAGGCATTTCAACCTTATTATTTACTACTATATCCAAATATAGTTTCTCTCTCATCTCTATCTTTTCATCTACATGACTTTCTAATTCATTCGATATATCTAATATGGAAAGGGTTGGACCCCAATTATCCGCACATAATAATGATTTACAACAAGCACAATGATATTTACCCCACTTTTTCCTCCAATTTTTTATTGACCCTTCTGTTATTTTAAAAAATTCTTCATGTAATAATTTCCATTTTTTTAAATCTAAACTTATTTCTGCTTTTGGTGGTGAAAATGGATATTCACCTGTTAGTCTTAATTTAAAAAATATTACATTTCTCAATGATCTTCTATATATACTTACGATTGCTTCTCTCTTTTCTCTATCATATACTATATATGCATGTCCTTTCAAACTTATTTTTTTATTCCATTTCGATTCTTCATTACGCATTCGTCTAGATAACGACATAATAATAAACTTATTTTATTATTATGTTTAAATCATTTTTCATTACAATTTCCAAAAATGACCCCTATTTGAAGCAAATTTTAAAGTTTTTTTCGCTTTCTCATTTTTATAATCCATCTCCACATTTAAATATAAATGTTTTATATTTACTTCAAATACCTCCGATATTAATAATAAAAATGAATCACAACTAGAACATAAATGACCACTTCTTATCTTTGTCTTATCGTAATTTTTTATCGCTTCATAGTGCTCTCCCTTTTCTTTTTCCGATATTTTATTACCATTCCACTTCACATTCTCTACCTTTATATTCTTGGTTTTTAAAATATCTATCAACTGTTGCTTGTTTAACATTGTATTACATCCTATTGTATTGTAATCGTTATGTTCCAAGGCTTGTATTATTCCATCCCAAAAGCATGTCATGCTCTCGTACTTTCTCCTAATATATATTTTTTTACCAAAAAAAATATTTATTTATCTACAACTTTGGTATGTAAATTATATGATAATGTTTTATTGTTTTTACTGAACGAAACCATAATTGATTTTCCCATATTTTTAATATTTCTGTCCTACTATATTTATCGTCTTCTTTTACTTGTAATTTTATTCTTTCTTCATCCCAATTATCCTCATATTTTGGATTTATCCAAATACAATCATGTTTTATTCCTTTGTATCCAAAATTTTTAAAATTATAGGTAAATCCACATTTTCTTATCACATACTGTTCAAACTTTCCAAATATATTTTTTTCTAGTAATTTTAATGTTGACCCATACAATTCTTTACCTAGTTTCTTATGAACTCTATAACCATATATTACATCCAACTCCCTTTTTACGTCTAGTTTATTTGTTCCAAGATTTTCCATTTTATTATTATTATATAAATTAATTATTTTTATATCAATTTATACCAAATTTAAATCAGCAACTATCGGCTTCTCCATTTTATTTCTTGGACTTCTTTTTCTTAATTCTATGTCTTCTAGTTTCAAGCCATCCACTAATTCTGGCGTTAATATCGCATCCCTTCTTTCACGATCTGAATTTTCTTCTACCCACATCTCCCTTTTTCTATGATCTTTATCTATTACATTAAATGATTGTAGTTCCGTCATATATGCACTCAAAGCCATATTGTTCGCTCTCGAATCTCTTGATATAAATACCGCATTGTACAATTTCATCAATATTAAGATTACAAAACTCGCATATGCTGTCACTGTCGGTGAACCTGTGCTATGCATATATATTGACACTGTTGATATTATTAAGTTTAACATATATAACACTACCGTCACTTGCGAACTATAGTAATACATATTATTTATATTATGTAATGACTTCTCTATCAATGGTTCATCTTTTAATACCAATGGTAAATTATTGTCTCCAAAATTATCATCTATATCCAAATATTCTACGCACCAATTCTCTCTTTTTAATTCTATTAAATAACATATTCCAAAACTTGTTGTTGATATAAAATTCATTACTAATGCTGACCTGTGTAAAGCATCTTCTTTATTTAAATTATCTGTTATACTGCATACACCATCATCGCATAATTGTGGCACAAATAATACCAACATTGAACCCATCGCAACCTTATAACTCTGCAACAAAAATATTAATAACACTTTTATACGCTCTTTCGTATCAACATCCAACTTCATTATAATATTTCTTTAGATTTTATCTCCTTAATGTATCCGTATAATCACACACTAAAAATAAAAATTTCCTTGTTTTATTCGTCTTATTTTCCCCTCCATTATGATATGTTATATCTCTATGTATTGTTATATCTCCCTCTACTAAGTCGTATTGTTCCCTCCCTTTTTCAAATACAGACTTTTTCTCTCCCTTCATATCATTATAATATCCTATATTCCCCATTTTATTTTTATTTTTATCACTTTTTGTTCTATATTTATTTATTATTCTCTCATCATAAAATACCGTCGGACCCATTTCTTTATTCGTATTTTCTAATGGTATTGTTATAAATATTCTATTCATCCCTTCCGGTGAATCTTGATGAACTTCTTGTGCTGGACTCCCTTCATATATTTCCATATATGTCATCCCTATTACTCTCCAATATTGAATTCTTATCAAATAAAATATCATACTTAACTCTTCTTCTAATGGTTTTATTATTTCTCCATATACTTCTCCCGATATTCTTTCTTTTTTATTTTTATAACTTTCTGGCGCATCCGTATTTAAAGTATGCTCCATTATTAACATTGAATACATATTATATGCCTTCCTTTTCTTATTTGTTATATATGGATTATTACCATCCACAAATTCATGTTTTCTTAACATTTTATTTACTCCTTCTCTCAACTCTTTCACCATTTCTTTTTCTAACATACTTTTCACTATCGTATATTTCTTTTCCGAAAACTCTTTATTATATTCACGCCTTTTTGATTTATTCATTATATTATTTATTGTTTTTATTTTAAACTTATTTAAATACAAGTCAATTCTTTTTATTATAATGTCTGCCGTCGCTGAAAATAATTCTACACCTACTTTCGTTTATTGGGGTCTTGCTGCTAGAGCACAAGAAGCCATGCTTATGTTAGATGCCGCCAAAATTGATTATGTTTGGGATAAAGATACTGCCAATAAATGGCAATCTGAAACCGAATCCCCAAAAGAAAATATGCCTTTTGGACAACTACCTGTACTTCGCCATAATAATATGCAAATCGCCCAATCTGGAACCATTACTAGGTATTGTGCCTCTCTTTCTAGTTTGCTTTCCGATAAAATTGAAGAACAAGTTCTCTCTGATATGCTACACGAACATTGTAATGATATTTTTACTTGCTTCGCCAAAGCAAAATATGCTGGCGATGATTTCGCTCAAAAAGTTGCTTGGGAAAGAGTTAAGGGTAAAGACCTCCCTGAAAAACTTAAATGGCTTGTTAAACTTTTAGGCGATAAAACTTTCTTCTCTGGTGATAAAGTTCAAGCTGGTGATATTTCTGTTTTTAGTATTCTTAATATTGCTTTTAAAGCTGGACTTGACAATTGCTTAGATGATTTCCCTACTCTTCTTTCACATTATAATGCCGTCAGTCTTATTGGTAATATTCCAAAATATATTGAAGCCAATACTCCCGCTTACATTGTTGTGCCGAAATAATAATATTATATAGTCTTTTTTATATATAACATTATGCCTAGAAAATCACTACATAATAAATCCCCTCACAATAGAAGAGGTACAATCAACCCCGAAAAATCTTTAAAAACTAAATTACGTGCTAGATCACACGGAAGAAGTAGCCAAGCCAATTATAAATTCAAAAAAACTGAAAAACAAGAAAAACTTCAAAGATTACTTCGCAAATACTTTCAACGTAAACAAGATGGCACCAATACCGTCAGTATTGGTAAAGCACAAAAATTATATAGTAAATCTCAATCTGCTTTTAGTCAAGGAAACTATGGACGAGGCGTATACATGCTCATCCTTGCTTCTGCAATTATTGCTACTTATGTTCCTCGTCATATGCCCGACACTACTGGTTTCAATGGTAAAACCGTAGATGATATTAAAGGTTATTTGGAACATAATTACGAAATGGCTACAAATGTTAATGATTACGAATGGAAAAATGATAGAAAAGTTCAAGAAGCTATTAAAGAAATAGCTGAAGATGATGAAAACGTTGCCGCCCAACAAGATGATAAGAAAAGACTTCTCCCTACAAAAAACTCGCTACTTAAAAAATTAGAAGAATCTAATAAAAAAGAAGACGGGGGTATGTGTGATAAGTTCCCTTGTCAAATTCAAGGTGGTGGGGCAAATACTCGTTGGGGTGCTTCTACATTCAAATGGGTCAAGGGGACTAACGATGTTCCTATCGAACACCTTCTCGATGATATTTCTTCTGGTAAACCATCTCCTTTATCTGATTTCAAAGTCACTAACGGCGGTGCTAAAAAGAAAAAGAAAAAGAAAGGTACACCTGAAGAACAACAACCCCTACTTAGCGATGATGAAGAAGCTGCTGTTGCTGCTGCTGTTGCTTCACCTTTCATAACCAAAAAAAAAACTAAAGCCGATGTATTTTCTAAAAATCCTCCCATGTGGGCTCGTAATTATTTATATGGAAGACAATTTGATGGCGGTGAAAACCCTGGCGATAAAGTTTGGATTGTCCCTAGTAAATTCATTGACCCCGCTGACCATTGGAAACCCACCAATAAATTATACAATTTACTAAAAAAACCTGGTGTTATGAAAGGACTTTTTATTAATGGACACAAAGGCGAATGGAAATTATTTGATGATAAAAATAAAGATATGGGTTTCCCTTTCCTTGATGATGCTAGAGATACTATTGATAAATTAAAAATTTTTGAGATTGATAACAAGAAAAAATGTTTTACTGAAAAAGATTTAAATCAACCCCATTGGATCAAATGTGAAAAACAATGTTTTGACGTTGTTAATCATTTAATTAAAAGTGAAATTCATTCTACTGCTTTTATGCTACGTTTTATTACTAATAGTTTACTCACTAATAATCCAAAAGCTCGTATCAAATT